ACGAACGACCATGCCGACAGCAGCACCGCCGAGCCGCTCTACCACTACTGCGGCCTTGATGCGTTTCGGCCGATTGTGGAAAACCGAGAACTCTGGCTTTCATCGCTGAACCAGTCGAACGACTCCATGGAGGGGAAGCTTGCGTTGCAGCACCTCCGTGAGGTCCTTGAAGCTAAAAAACTGCACAAGCAAGCCGTAAGGCAGGTCAATAAACTATGGGACCTCGTAAGCACCCAAGTTGAATGTTGCGGCATGTGCCTATCTAGCGAAGCGGACCTGCTGAGCCAATGGCGTGGTTACGCTTCTAACGGTGCTGGATTCGCCATCGGCTTCGATTCTAACCGCCTCAAAGACCTAACCTTTCCATCCACATACAAGCTAGAAAATTATTCGGATTGGGACTCTCTACCGCAGCTGTACAAAGTTGCTTACCAAGCTCCAGCTCAGCAGCAAATCGTCAGCAATCTAATCGATGCCATGGAGACTCATCTTCACACTTTGGCGAGCGAATACGGAAACATATCCGGTTTTCTAAGCGGCGATATCGATCATTTATTACCGCGGGCCGCGGCCAACGCCCGTATTAGCGAAACGATGCGCCTATGGTTACCACAGGCATACACCTTCAAAGGTGAAGCATTCCAAGAGGAGCGCGAGTCACGCCTAGTCTATGTGGCACCTCTCATGCCCGGAGTTCATGAGTACCGTCCTCGCGGGCATATGCTCGTACCCTTCGTGCGCGCTTTAATGCAAGGAGGCGAACAAAGCCCAATAATCCGCATCATGATGGGCCCCACTAACCCCACGCCAGAACATGTGGTGGAAGGTTTCCTCAGAGCCAACGACCTAGCTCACGTGGAGGTCAAACGATCCGACGCAACGTACGTGGGCTGACCGCATCAGATCGCATCACAACGTGATCTGACCGAACCCGACGCGAGACCTTGCGCCGGCGTGCTCTGCACCACTGCATAGAGCGCATCAAAACTAGCGAGCGAAGCGCACAGGCGAGGAGGGGGGACGACCGCGCGCGCGAATGAGCAAGGTGCGGTCACGCCCCACGCGTGCCCTCCCCTCATGGCAAGCATTGAATATTTAATCCGGGTCAAAAAATCATTGCGCGCTTCTTCACAGAACCTTCTCAAAACACAACGGACACTGACCAGTGAATGCAGCCTGTAGTTTCAGGCCGACAGCAAGTTAAACCCAACGACGATTCCAGCATTTGCAATAACGCTTGAAGAGTTAATTTCAAACTAATTAATGGATCTACTACGCCATGGTCAGCACAGGGAAGCGTTGGTTTTTGATTTGCTTACTATTCCTACTTATTTCAGGAACCCCATCTTTCGCGCAGCACGTACCTGTCTACTTCTATAACGTCACCAATTGGTACGCCGGCGGCAACGACAATGAGTTTTCATTTGAACAGAAGATGCTTGCGCATCAATTCAAGGATCCATATTCCTCGTTTGCCACGGATTGGTCGGCAAAAACTTTCCACTGCCCGGATGGCAGCGATATGTATCTTCTGCTTGATGTCTATCAAGTGCCCGCCGCCTATCACGATCCGGACGATACATATAATGCTCATTACGCTGATTCTTGGGATTATTGCGCCACTCACTCAGGATCCTATCCTTACAGCAGTAGTTCAATAAAATATGCGGCATGTGGAAGGGATGTTCGAGTACATGAGTCAGCCGGCCCCAACAGCTGCCCCGTCCCTCGCTTCGACCCCGAAAAGAACCGCGGCTTCCCGCGCTGCCCCTGCGTCCTCAAGGGCGACCCGATCAATCCCCTGACGGGCAACAAGGTCGAAGAAATCGAGCTGTATCAAGGCAGCGGAGGATTCCCGCTACGCTTCGCCATTACCTATAACGGCGCGTACGGCAACAGCAGCACCCTCGGCCCGCTCGAATTGGCGCTGGGTCACCGCCGTGTGCACTCGTACATGCGGTCGATCTCGGTCTACAAGAGCGGTACGGCCGCCACGGCCTATGTAGTGCGCCCAGACGGCAAGGTGCTGGCCTTCGACAGGCATGGCGATGCGTGGGCCGGCGACGCGGATGCGAGCGAGGTGCTGGCGGCGAGCTATGCCTCCGATGGCTCCATCGCGGGGTGGACACTCACCGATGGCGCTGGCGGCGCAGAGCAATACAACGGCGCCGGTCAGTTGATCTCGCTGATACAACGTGGCGGCCTCACGCAAAACCTGGCGTACGGCACGGACGGCCGGCTCGCGTCGGTCACGGATGCTCAGGGACGCCAGCTGACATTCGCCTACGACACGAGCGGGCGCATCAGCGGCGTGACGGTGCCGGGCGGCGAAATCTATGGGTTCACCTACGACGCCTCCGGCAATCTGTCCGCGATCACTAATCCCGATACCACCCAAGTCCAGTTCCTCTATAACGAGAGTGGCGGCAGCGGCAATCCGGACAGCGTCCACAATCTCACCGGCGTCATCGACGAAGCGAACGTCCGCATCGACACCACCACGTACGACACCAGCGACCGGGCGACCTCGGCGACCGGACCCAATGGCGCTGGCGCGACGTCACTCGCCTACACGGTGGACGGCTACGGCGTGGTGAGTAGCACGGTAGTGACGGATGCGATGGGCGCGACCGAAACCTGGGGAGCGCAGTACGCGGTGGGCGTCGCCATGCCGACCTCCATCCAGCAGGCATGTACCGGCTGCACCACGAAGTCGCGGCAATACGGCTACGACACCAATGGCTTCCTCACGAGCGGCCAGGATTATCTCGGCGCAGTGACGGCCTACACGCGCGGCGCCTACGGTCTGGAGACGCAGCGCATCGAAAGCCAGGGACGGACGACACAGCGCACGATCCAGACGGACTGGAACACGAGTCTGCGCGTGCCGACAGAGAGTCGCACCCTGGATGCCAGCGGTACGCTGGTGGCCAAGTCCCAGTGGGTCTACAACGCGCGCGGGCAGGTTCTGGCCCGATGCGAGATCGATCCGGGCAAGGCATCGAGCTACACCTGCGCCTCCACGGGCATTCCTCCGGCAGGCGTTAGTCGGTCCACCTACGTTTATTGCGATGCGGTCGACAGCACGCAGTGCCCGCAGGTCGGGCTATTGCTGACAACCACCGGCGCCCGCACCGATGTCTCGGCCACGACGAGCTATAGCTATTACCTGAGCACGGACGAATCCAGCTGCGGCACCGCAGGCGGCGCTTGCCACCACGCGGGCGATCTCTATCAGGTCACCGATGCGGTTGGACACGTCACGACGTATGTGTCGTACGACAAGAACGGCCGCGTTACTCGCCAGCGCGACGCTAATGGCATTCTCACCGACTTCATCTACCACGCTCGCGGCTGGCTGTTAACTCGCACGGTCCGCGCCAACACCGACGGCACGCCCTCGTCCAACGACGCCATCAGCCAGATCGGCTACACCCCCTACGGTGCCGTGGCCTCAGTCACCGACCCGGACGGCGTCAAAGTCACCTACACCTACGACGCCGCCCACCGCCTCACCGACATCACCGACGCCCTGGGCAACCGCATCCACTACACGCTGGACGCGGCCGGCAACAAGACCAAGGAAGAAACCTTCGATAGCAGCGGCACACTGCGCCGCTCACTGGCACGCAGCTTCAACACGCTGGGCCAGCTCACCGGCATCAAGGATGGCCTGAACCGCACGGTGTTCGACGCCAGCTTCAGCGACAGCTACGACGCCAACGGCTACCTGGTGCGCAGCGCCGATGCGCTGGGCATCCAGCGCAAGCAGGGCTACGACGCGCTCAACCGCCTGGTCAGCACCATCGACAACTACAACGGCACCGACACCGCCACGCAGAACACCCAGAGCGTGTTCGCCTACGACGCCCGCGACCAACTGCAGGGCGTGAGCGACCCGGACGGCCTCAACACCACCTACGACTACGACGGCCTGGGCAACACCACCGGCGTGCACAGCCCCGACACGGGCACGTCCACCTACGCCTACGACGCGGCCGGCAACCGCATCCAGGCCACGGATGCGCGCGGCATCGTCAGCCACAGCACCTACGACGCCCTCAACCGCATCACCGCCACCACCTACCCGGACAGCGCCTCCAACGTCAGCTACTACTACGACGAACCCGACAGCACCACCAGCTGCGTCGGCTCCTATCCGATCGGCCGCCTGACCCGCATCGTCGAAACCGCCGTCACCACGGTCTACTGCTACGACGCCCGCGGCAACGTGGTGCAGAAGCGCCAGACCCAGGGCACCAACGTCGATACCGTCAGCTACACCTATACGCTGGCTGATCGTCTGGCGAGCACGCGGACGCCGGACGGCACGGCGATCCAGTACGGGCGCGATGGCTCGGGGCACATCAACGCCGTCACCGTGTTGCCGCCGGGCACCACCGGTGCGGGCGCCGGCAACGTGGTGACCAACGTGAGCTATCTGCCGTTCGGGCCGATTGCCAGTTACACGCTGGGCAACGGGCAGACGATCACGCGCACCTACGATGCCAACTACGCGGTGACAGATGTCGTCAGTCCGGCGCTGAATCTGCACTTCGCGCGGGATGCGATGGGCAACATCACGGCGCTGGGCAACGCGCCAGGTGCCAATCCGGCCATCGAGACCTATAGCTACGATCCGCTATATCGCCTCACGGGTCTCAAGGATGCGCAAGGGCAAGCCATCGAGGCGTACACCTACAATAAGACCGGCGATCGCCTAAGCAAGACGTCCAATGGGCAGGCCACTGGCACCTACGGCTATCAGGCGGGAACGCACTGGCTGACGAGCATTGGCAATAGCGCGCGAACCTACGATGCAAACGGCAACACCACGGGCAGCACGGCTGGCAGCGATACCTTCGGCTACGGCTACAGCGACCGTAATCGCATGTCGGTGGTGCAGCGTAACGGGCAGACTGTTGCGAACTACACCTATAACGCGATGGGGCAGCGTGTTGCCAAGGTGGCCGCGACCAATCAGCGCTTTGCCTACGACGAAGGCAGTCAGCTGATTGGCGAGTATGGGGCGGCAAATCGGACCTATATTTGGCTCGACAATCTCCCGATCGCCATAGTGGATAGCAACGGGACTGCAAACACAGTGAGCTACGTACATGCGGACGGACTAAACACGCCACGCGTAGTCAGTGATGCCGCCGGCTCACCGATGTGGCAGTGGGAGTACCGATCAAATCCGTTTGGAGAGGCGGCTGCCGCTAGCACTGGGCAAAACCTCAACTTGCGATTCCCGGGGCAATACTTCGACCCTGAAAGCGGGCTAGCTCAGAATGTCTATCGTGACTATGAGGCTGCTTCGGGCAGGTACATCCAAAGTGATCCGACCGGCTTGAAAGGTGGTTTGGGTACGTTTGGGTATGCAAACCAGAATCCGATTCAGTATATTGATCCAAATGGGCGTACGGCCATACCTATGCCAATGCCAGCGCCAATTGTTGCTCCTTGGGTGGCTCCAGTCGCAGCCGTAGGCGCTGCGGGTGCCTTAGGTTATGGCGCCGGGACCTTGATTAATAATGTCTATGGCGACGCAATTGGAGATGCAATCTGGAACGCAACGCATCCACCAGCCACAAGGCCAAGCGATATGAGTCGTTTGGAGGAAAGGCAGTTCGATCGCTCTTGCAAGGATAGCGAGGATCCTTGCGCCAGTCTCAAGACAGCTACTCGTCAAGCGATTGCGCAGGCCAAAATAAAGATGTCTGCAATGCAGAACGATAAGACTTTGTACACAAATGCATTTTCTTCGCCAAACGCGAGTGTCACAGGTACTTCAACAACTTGGCTCGGCCATGAAAACGACCTTAGAGGGCGCTTAGCAAATATCGCTGCGATGATCTCTCTTGGGCAAAAAATGGGGTGTGATATGAGTCTTGAGGCTGCGTTGGCCTCGACGTTGTTTGTCCCGACGGCACCTGTTGGAATGTAGAAGCTATGAAGATAGCTATTGATTTCAGCATTTTCGAATCGCCTGTTCGAGCTTATGGCAACGTGACAGGAACCATGGAGGTAGCCGCGATTCCGGAGGTTGGGACCTTTGTTCCCTTTATCGGGAAGCATGGCCTAATTGTTGACTCAGGATTTCCAGGTATTAGTCGGGTGATCTCGGTGACCCCAGTGCTGGGGGCGCATACAGTTTTTGGCCTCGACGATGTCGTCGTAAGTACGCATGCGATAGCAGTAGCGCTTGCTAAAAGATTGGCCAGAGAAATGAACCTTTTCGTCGTTGAGTATGAGAGGGACTTGGGAGGTGAGTAGACATGGCTTAGCTCTCTGATGAGCAGCGCCTCATGTCATGGCTCCTTTAAATTCGAATACCCTAGCTCCCAGCCTGCTATTCAACCCGAGCATCCGGACTATCAACGGGTCTATCTCGTTCTCTTTGAACACATCCCTCGCCTTTCCTACGTCGCCGAAGCCACCGGCATTCGTAGGAATCATTCCCAGCAGCTGTGGCGGTACGCGATGCGCGGCGAGCACGTCATCACGGCTGGCATTCTTGATCGATGCGAAATCATCCTTCGCCGCCACTTCGCTGATCGGAATCAACTGCAAGCCATCCTTCTTGCCGCTCGGCGCATACATGAACAGGTTGCGGAAGTTGCCCGGCCCCTTCGCACCCTTGAGCGCCTTGCGCAGATTGTCCACGTCATCGGGATTCTGCGCCGGGTCGGTCATATAGAGAATGAAACCGGCATGCGATCCATTGTCGTAGTACTTGCGCCGGAACAGCGTCGCCGACCGATTGAGCTGGGCGGCGTGCAGCGCGCTCAGGTATTCGGGAATGCCATACACCTCCTGCCGCACGTCCGGCGCCTTCATCTGCACCACGGGTCGCTCGAATTCGAACGCCTGTCCGTTCATTGGCACGAACCAGAACTTTCCCTCGTCGACCCCGCGCCGCGTGAACAGCGCCGGCGTGTGCTTCGCAGCAAGCAGGCGACCCGACAGCGACACCTCGCACTCCAGATATGCCTGGCCGAACGTCAAAAAATCCATGGCGAAGGCCTCGAACGCCGCCGTCGACAGATAGCGCGACGGCTGGAAGGCGGACACCAGCAGGTTGCGCTTGACGTAGATCGCTGACGAATGATGCGGCGCGATCTGCAACATGTTGGCGAGGCCAGTGAGGCTCACGGGCGGCTCATACCAGCGACTGTTGTGCCAGACCTGCACGTAGTCGAGTAGGTTGGCCCGGTCGATGGGCTCAGGATCGCCGAAGGTGAAGGCTTCGAAGCGGCCACCGGCCGTCGTGTCCTTCGTCGCCGGGACGTGCTCCGCGCGGCGTTTACGCTTGCTCATTAAAAGATCTCCATGACGTTCTGGCTGTGGGCGGCGCGGCCTTCCAGCGGTTCGTAGATAAGGGAGTGCATGACCGACCACGCGAGATCCGCGTGCCCCACATCGGCCGAGCGACTGGCGTCATAAGTCACATGGCGGCCGCTGGCCGTCATCGTTTTGCGGATCGCCATAAAGGCCGCGGCGAGGTCGGTCCAACCGGCATCCCACTCAAGGCGGCCTTTGCCCATCACGTCCTGCGTCTTCATGACCATCTGACCCTTGGTCTCGGGCGAGTACTGGATCGCGCGCGCCATCGGGAAGAACTGCTTCACCAGCTGATACACGCCCGTGCCCATGCCGGTGGTGTCGATGGCGATGTCCACGACGTGGTAGCGGTCGCACAAGGCCTTGATGCTGCTCGCCTGGGCGTCGAAGTCCTGACCCGGCCACTGGAACTTCTCCAGCACACGGAACACGTCCCGCTGCCGGGTCGGCAGGGCGTTGACAGTGCAGCCGGAGGGATCGCCGCCGCTGACGCCCTTGGACGGATCGAAGCCGATGGACACTTCCGCCTCCCCGACCGGGCGCGGCGCGTACACGCGGAAGTCATCCCAGACGTCCCAGCTATCCACCATGCAGCGCTTGACCAGCTGGAACGGGAACACCGACGCGCTGTCGTCGATGAACGCGCACATGAACAGCTGCTGGAACTCGTCATCGCCGTACTCCAGGCGCAGCTGGTCGATGTCGAACAGGTCGCATCCACCGGCCAGGGCGTCCATCACCGTCACGATCTGGCGCCATTGGCCATCCGCGCAGTAGAGGCCACCGGCGAGGGCAGCGTGCGCGATGTCGATATCGACCCGATCGGCCTTGGCGCGATCCTTGTTGAACTGCGCACCCGACCAGAACGGGTAGGCGTCGTGGCTCAGCGACGACGGCGTGGAGAAGTAGGTCTGCCGCCACTTCTTGTGGCTGGACATGCCCGACGCGACCTTGCGCAGCGTCTGGAAGCTATGGACCCAGAAGTACTCGTCGAAGTACAGGTTGCCGTGGTAGCTCTGCGCGGTACGCGAGTTCGTGCCCAGGAAATAGAGCGTCGCGTCGTTGGGCAGGATCAGTGGATCGCCCTTGAACTCGATCTCGGCCGCGTCCTTGGCGAACTGCGTCAGATACTGACGGAACACGTCGGCCTGTGCGCGGCTCGCCGAGAGGAAGATCTGGTTCCTCCCCGTGTCCATCGCATCGACCAGCGCTTCGCGCGCGAAGTACCACGTCGCGCCGATCTGGCGGGACTTGAGGATGTTGCGGATGCGCTGCGCCAGGCCCTGTTGATGCCAGGTGCGCTGATAGTCAAACAGCGAATCGAGAAAGGCGTCGCGTAGGCGCGCCGCCTGCTCGGGGCTGTACTCGTTGCGTACCGGCTTGCGCCGCGTCTTGGCATTGCGATTGGCCACCGCGGGATTGAGGTCGCCCTCATGCCCGCCCGGCGCCTCGTACCGGCGCACGCGCGCCAGGCGCTCGATCTGCCGCGTGAGGAGATCAATCTCCTTGTAGTCGCCGCCGCTCTTGGGCTCTTTCATGATGAGCTGGCACAGGCGCACATCCAGCTGCATTTCCACGCGATCGATGGAGCGCGCGGACGCCCAGCCGTCGCGCTGTTTCCACGATTCCACCGTGGCGCGTGGCAAGCCCAGATGTTGGGCAATCTCGGTCACGCCCCAGCCTTGAAAGAACAGGCTGCGTGCGTGTCGGCGGGGATCGAGAGTCGGCAAGAGCATGCGCGACAGCGTAGGGACGCCTCGGCGCTGCATCGCGCTGCGTTTGCTCTGCCGACCACCGTACAGAACGAGCGCGCGTTGCCGCGCTCTGCCGTCGTCCCGATGCTGGCCGCCTACCGACTCATCGTCACCTGTATCGAGGCCCCTGCATGCCGGCACCCGTCAAGAAGTCCAAGAAGTTTCGCATCTTCACCGAGGGCGCGACCGTCGATGGTCGCGTGGTCGAGCGCGCCTGGATCAAGGACATGGCCGCCACCTACAACCCGGCGAAATACCGCGCGGGCATCAACATCGAGCACATCCGCAGCGCCCTGCCCGACAGCCCGTTCAAGAACTACGGCTTCGTCGATGCGCTGGAAGCGACGGAGAACGCCAGCGGCAAGCTGGAACTGTTCGCCACGATCACGCCCAGCGAGGATCTGGTGCGACTGGTCGGCTCCATGCAGAAGGTCTTCACCAGCGCCGAGGTGGCGCCGAAATTCGCCGACACCGGCCGCGCCTACCTGGTGGGTCTGGCCGTCACCGACACGCCGGCGAGCCTGGGCACCGAGATGCTCCAGTTCACCGCCCAGAATCCGGCGGCCAGCCCGCTTACCGCGCGCAAGCAGCACCCGGACAACGTCTTCGGTGAAGCCACCGAGACGACGATCGAATTCACCAGCGACGAACCGCCTAAGCCCAGCGTGCTAGCCAAGGTGCGCGAGATGTTCCGCCGCAAGGAAGGCGCTGACGATGCGCGCTTCACCGACCTCGCCGCTGCCATCGAAGAGGTGGCCGAGCACGGCGAGGCGCAGAGCACGCAGACCGCGCAGAAGTTCCAGACCGTGGAAGCCACGACCCAGCAGCACGCCCAGCAGCTGGACGACTTCGGCCAGCGCCTGGCGGCCGTGGAGCAGCGCTTCCACACCACGCCGGCCCCTGCGGCCAACCGCCCGCAGGCCAATGGCCCGGGCCTGGTGCTGACCGAGTTCTGATCCGCCGCGCCACGCCATCCTCTATCGACAAGGGACACCCATGAAGAATCACACCCGCCTGGCCTTCAATGCCCTGGCCGCCCAGATCGCCAAGCTCAACGATGTACCGAGCGCGACCGAAAAGTTCGATGTGCAGCCCGCCGTGCAGCAGACCATGGAGAACCGGATCCAGGAGTCCAGCGACTACCTGCGGATGGTCAACATCCAGCCGGTCACCGAGAAGACCGGCGAGAAGCTCGGCCTGGGCATCAAGGGCCCGTCGGCCAGCCGCACGAACACCAGCGGCGGCAAACGCCGCAACCCGCGCGAACTGCACGACCTGGACGCCAAGCCGTACGAGTGCTTCCAAACCAACTTCGACACCTCGATCCGCTACGCCACGCTGGATGCCTGGGCACACTTCCCCGACTTCCAGCCGCGCGTCGCCGGCGAGCTGATCCAGCAGCAGGCGCTGGACCGCCTCATGATCGGCTGGAACGGCACGAGCGCGGCGGCCGATACGGACATCGCCAAGAACCCGCTGCTGCAAGACGTCAACAAGGGCTGGCTGCAGATCCTGCGCGAGCAAGCCCCGACCCAGGTCATGAAGGAAGGCGCCGCGGGCGTCGGCGAGGTGCGCGTCGGCCCCGGCGGCCACTACGCCAACCTGGACGCACTGGTCTACGACGCGATCCAGATCCTGGCGCCGTGGTTCCAGGAAGACACCGGCCTGCGCGTGCACGTCAACCGCAAAATGCTCCACGACAAGTACTTCCCCAAGATCAATCAGGAGCAGCGCGCGACCGACGAGCTGGCCACCCAGGTGCTGGTGAGCCAGAAGCTCATGGGCGGCGTGACCGCGCTGGGCCTGCCGTACTTCCCCACCACGTCGCTGCTGATCACCCGCCCCGACAACCTGTCGATCTACTACCAGACCGGCGGCCGTCGCCGCCTGCTGAAGGACGAGCCCGAGTACGACCGCATCGCCGACTATCAGTCCAGCAACGACGCCTACGTGGTCGAACGCCTGCGCGGCGCGGTGTTGATCGAGAACATCGTGCTGGGCGAATGGACCAAGCCCCTTTAAGGACTACGGCGATGCCCTCACCCGCCATGGACCACCTGATGCGCGTGCAGGCGACCCAGGCGACCGCGAACGCGGCGCCGGGGTCGGCCGTCGATAGCGCCACCTCGCCAGCGCATGCGCTGATCCGCGCCAAGCTGGACACCGATCGCCGCCGCCTCAAGCAGCTGCAATCGGTGGAGCGCAAGATCGCCGCCAAGCGCGAGATGCTGCCCGACTACGAGGCCTACGTGGCCGGCGTCCTGGCCGCGGGCCAGGGCGTACAGGACGACGTGCTCGGCTACGTGCTGTGCTGGCGAATCGACGTGGGCGACTTCGCCGGTGCGCTCCCCATCGCCCGCTACGTGCTGACGCATCGCCTCTCGATGCCGGACCGCTTCCAACGCACCACCGCCACGCTGGTGGCCGAGGAACCGGCCGAGCAGGCGCTCAAAGCCTACGCGGTGGGTAAACCCTTCGATGTCGGTGTCTTGCGCGACGTGCTGGAGCTGACGGCCGCCGAGGACATGCCCGATCAGGTTCGCGCCAAGCTGCTGTTCGCACTGGGCCGGCACCTGGCCGAGCAAGCGCCCGGCGAAGCCCTGGCCTACCTGCGTCGCGCCGTGGAGCTGCACGACAAGGTCGGCGCCAAGAAGGACATCGAACAACTGGAACGCCGTCTGCGCCACCTCCCTGGCGACGACACCCCCGAATCGCCGCCGCCCGGCGGCCCCTGAGCCACCCCCGGCGCCGCGGCGGCACGGGTGGCGAGGCTCGCCTGCGAGCGTAGACCGACCCACCCGTCCACCGCCGCTCTTTTCGAGATCACCATGGGCACTCTCACCGGCAACGGCGGCGCAGCCGCCACCCCGCTCACCGACGACGGTGCGCCGATCAAGAACGACGGCTTCTGGCCGGACATCGATCTGGGCGCGCTGCGCGCCGCCACGCGCCTTACCGGCAACGTCACTGCGGCGCGATTGCGCGCGTCGACCATCGCCGCCGTGCTCTTCGTCAACGCGCAGCTCGCCACGTTTCGCGCCGGGAAGAAAGCCGACGGCTGGGACGCCGCGGCGGACGTGGATGAAACGATCGATGGCAGGTCGGCCTTGGTGCAGCGCTATCTGCGCGCCGTGGCTTGTAGCGTGCAGGCGGATCTGGCCGAGCATTACCGCGACTGGGACACCACCCGCCCCGGCGACCTGCGCGCGGCCGCCGAGACAGCCGCGGCCGACGAATTCCGGCGTAACGCGCAATGGGCGCTGGCCGACATCCTGGGCCGCTCGCGCAACGTCGTGGAGCTGATCTAGTGCCTGCGGTGCGCTCCCTCCAAGGCGACACGGTGGATGCGCTGTGCTGGCGAGAACTGGGCGCCACCGCGAGCGTGGTGGAAGCCGTGCTCGAACGCAATCGCGACCTCGCCGACCTCGGCCACGTCCTGCCCACCGGCACGCTCGTGCAGCTTCCCGAGCGCTCGGCCGCCACCACGACACCCGCCCTCCCCACTCAACAGCTATGGGACTGACCTGTGACTGAGCCTGCCAGCGTCTACCTCACCGCCGCCGCGGTCACTGCGACGGCCGCCACCACCGCTCTGCTGCCGGGCATCGACGGCGACGCCCTGGTCGGCGCACTCGCCGGCGGCACGCTGTACGTCACCAGCGCACGCGACCTGCCGCCCCTACGCCGCGCCGTCTACCTGTTGGTGAGCACCGCCGCCGGTTACTTCGGCGCGCCGGAGTTGCGCGGTGTTCTGCCGCTGCAAAGCAACGGCCTCGCCGGCTTCCTGGGCGGCGCCATCGCCGTCACCGTCGCCACGCAAGCGATCGAGCGCGTGAAGGCCTTCGATATCTCGTCTCTCTTTACCAAGCGCGGAGCCTGACCATGTCCCTGCTCATCACCCCGAACGCCTGGCCCCTCGTCCAGCTGATCGCCTGCCTCGTGATCGCCGGGCAGCTCATCATGTACCGACGGGGCGCCTCGCCTCATCGCCGCGGCATTGCGTGGCTCGCCTGGGGCATCGTGGTCACCTGCCTCCTGACCGCGGTGAAACTCCTGTGCGGCGTGCGCCCGCCGCCGGGGCCGCTGGAAGCCAGCGTCTGCGTCGCCATGGCGGTCCTGATCACCCGGCACCGCGGCGACCTGGCGCATGCCGCCCGTGCGGTGCGGGATGGCCTGCGCGCCTGTCGCCGGAGCGTGCGCCGATGATCGAACTAGCCGAGCAGCGTATCGAGCGCATCCTGTCGGACGTGATCCGGATCGAAGGCGGTTACGTCAACGACGCGGCGGATCGCGGCGGTGAGACACGCTGGGGGATCACGGTCAGCACCGCTCGGGCCTACGGCTACACCGGCCCGATGGCCGCGCTTCCCGAAGCCACGGCACGCGCGATCTACCGCGCCCTGTACGTGGAGGCGCCGCGCTTCGATGCGGTGGTCGCCATCGATCTCGAACTCGGCGCCAAGCTCGTGGACACGGGCGTCCATATGGGACCGACGGTCGCCGCGACGTTCTTGCAGCGCTGGCTCAACGCCTTCAACGACACCGGCACGCGCTACGCGGAGCTGGTGGTCGATGGCCATATCGGCACCAAGACGCTCGACGCATTGAGAGCCTTCCTGCGCTGGCGAGGACCGATGGGTGCCACCGCTCTGCTCAAGGGCATCCACAGTTCCCAGGGCGCGCGGTATCTCGACATCACCGAGGGCAATCGCTCCCAGCGGCGCTTCACGTTCGGCTGGGTCATCCAGCGTGTGGGGCTCTAGCGCATGCGCTACGTCATCACGGTACTGCTCACCCTAGTCATCGCGGCCGCCGTCGCGCTCGCCTGGCAGCGCGACCGCCTCCGCGACCTGGGCGACGACCTGGCGAAGGCGCAGACGCAGGTGGTGATCGCCGGTTTCGAGACGAACGCCGCCAAGGCGGACGTCCGTGTCATCACCCAGTACGTGGACCGCGAGCGCGTGATCCGCGAGGTCATCCACGACATCCAACGCGAGGCACCCCGCTATGTGTCGCCCAGCACTGACGCTGCTTATCCTTTGCCTGTCGGCTTTGTCCGGCTGCACGACGCCGCCGCCACGGCCCGCCTGCCCGGCCCTCCCGAACCTGCTGATGCGCAGGCCTCCACCGTTACAGCCTCTGACGCCGCCACCGTCATCGCCAGCAACTACGGCACCTGCCAGGCCATCCGCGAACAACTCATCGCGCTGATCGATCGACTCCAGGCACCGCCTTACCGCGGGACCACGGCCGATGAATAAGCCGGGCCGCTTGCGTGAGGCACTGATCCAAGGGCTGCCGGATCTCGCGCTCGATCCGCAAAAGCTGCTGATCTTTGCCGACCGCGGCACCGTGATCGCGACGGGCGAGCCGGGCGACAGCTGGGAATACGCCTACCAGCTAACGGTGTTCGTGCAGGACTTCGCCGGCGACATGGATGCGCTTACGGCCACGGTATTGCGCTGGCTCGCCGCCGAGCAACCGGATCTGCTGCTCAATCCCGACGGCCGCCGCAATGGCGTGCGATTCGAGGCTGAGCTGATGACGGCAGAGCTGGCCGATGTGCAGTTCCAACTAGACATCACCGAGTCGGTGATTCGTCGCGGTGCCGGGTTTGAGCACCCTGTACCGCCGCCAGCCGATCCCTCGGCTCTGTGGTGAGCACGGATCCGCTCCACCTGCTGGAAGACTGGGCCGGCGCGCTGCTGGCCAAACTGGAAGCGCCCGCACAGCGCTCTTTGGCGGTCGCCATCGCGCGGGAGCTGCGCCGGTCCCAGCAGCAGCGCATCGCCGCCCAGCGCGACGCCGATGAACGACCCTTTGCCGCGCAAGCCGCGACTGCGCGACCGCGCCGGTGCGCTGCGCCGTCAAGCGGCGATGTTCTCCAAGCTGCGCACGGCCAGGTGGCTGCGCGCCACGGGGATAACCAACGCCGCCGAGGTCGGGTTCACTGGTCGCGTGGCGCGTATCGCACGCATCCACCAAGAGGGCTTACGCGATCGGGCCGAACCCACCGCGCCGGAAATCCGCTATCCGCGGCGCGCGTTACTCGGCGTCACCGGCTCCGACCGAGAGCGTATCAGGGACTTGCTATTGCTCCATCTCGCCGGGTGATTTTGACATCCAGGGCGCCCAGCTGACCGAGAAAGGTGACTTGATCGCCGACGATTCCTCCTATAAACATCTCTTCCGCAAGGCCTCGCAAGGACAGCGCCATGACCATCTGTTCGCATAAGTTCGAAGACGCCGATCTTCAACGCAGGCTCATTTCGGGCCTACAAGAGCTGGTATCTGCCCCCGCCCATAGAGTGGAGAGCGATGGCACGGTCTCCTTCGATAGAAGTGACTATCCGGGAATGAACGAGGTCATCCATCCGATCCGAAGGAGCTGTTTTCGTTGGTACCTTCGATGGTCAGAAGACCCCGTTTGGTCCTCCGCCTTCTGGGAGGCGATGAAGCGATCCGGGACACCCTTTCAAATCGAGTACCACAATGGACGTATCGCATTTCTTCTTCCCAGGGAGCTTGAAGCCTTCCATGAAGAATTGGTCTATCGCACCACTGAAGAGTGCTACCCATTCGAAGACGAATGATTAGCGACTGTCTCACACACGCACTCTTTGCCAATGTGCATGCCTAGCCGCTCAGCAGGCACTGATAGGAAATCAGGGGAATTTGTCCGTATGTCAATGGTTGCATTCCATATGTGGGAGCCCGTTC